TGGTGTGGGCTGGTCAATTTACGACAAGAAGAAGGGGCAATAACATGGCTGTGACTTATGCGTGGCAATTCGGGCCGCTGGATGTGAAGCTGGCGGAAGATGGCATGACCAATGTGGTGTACAACGTGAATTGGCGCTTGGTTGGCACGGATGAAAACTACTCGGCCAGTGTGTATGGCTCGGTGGGTGTGCCCGCTCCCACAGGCGAATTCACACCCTACGACCAGCTTACCGAAGAGCAGGTGCAAGGGTGGGTGATTGACGCCTTGGGAATTGACCAAGTGATCGCATATGAGGCTAACATCGCTGGGCAAATTGATCTGCAAAAAAACCCAGTCGATGCTTCCTTGCCCGCGCCGTGGGCCTGACATGGAGCCCGAAGATAGCAGCACAAAGCCCTTGCAGGTGGCCGACCAGATCAAGCTGATCGAAGCGGAGGCATCTGCAAAAGAGGTCGCCAGCAAGTTCATCGGCAAGTACGGGATTTTGATGATCGTTTTTCTGGTGTGTGTTGGTGTTTTCGCCGCTACTATTTTGCCTGCGGAGGCGCTAACTCCGGTTGTGGGGTTGGTGTCCACTGCAGCGATGGCGCTGATTGGTATCCTTACCGGGATTACCGGCACTGCGCCGAAACAAGAGAAGCCGGAATTTCAGGTGATTCAAACACTGATTGATCGGCTGGATCAAAAAGACCCGATGCGTGTTGATGTGGCTGATGGTAGGGTAACAGTTACCAAAGGCGGTGATACTATCGAGCTGGATAAACCCAAGCAAAAGGAGTAGTAAGTGATTAAAATTGAATTGGCTGTGCAAGACGTGAACGTGGTGCTGGTCGCCCTCTCCAAGCTGCCGTACGAAGCGGTGGCTGACCTTATCAACAACATCAGGGCGCAGGCCGCTCCGCAAATCGAATCGGCCCCTGCCGAAACGGTGACGGAGCAATAACCAAAGGGGCGGGTATGATCGGTGTCGATACGCTTCTTACCGTAGGAGCCAAGTTGCTCGAACGGGTCATACCCGACCCAGAGGCTAAAGCGCAAGCTCAGGCTGAACTCACTCGCCTTGCTCAGGAAGGCGAATTGGCTAAACTAGCCTCAGAAACAAAGCTGGATGAGTTGGAGACAACCGGCGTCTCCGACCGTTGGAAAGCAGACATGGGTAGCGATAGTTGGCTATCCAAAAACGTGCGTCCGATGACACTCGTGTATTTGCTTTCCGCTTATCTGTTGTTGGCCGTGCTAGATGGATTCGGGTTCAAAGTCTCCGAAAATTATGTGACCTTGCTGGGACAGTGGGGCATGCTCGTAATGAGCGCATATTTTGGGGGCCGAACGCTGGAAAAAATCATCTCTGCACGGACACCAAATGAAAGAAAACTTTGACGAGGCGTTTTCCAAACTAATCCGGCATGAAGGCGGGTTCGTAAATCACCCTTCCGACCCGGGCGGGATGACTAATCTCGGCGTCACCAAGCAAGTCTGGGAGGAGTGGGTCGGCCACCCGGTCGACGAGAAGACCATGCGTGGGCTTACCCACGAGATGGTCAAGCCGCTCTACAAGCGCAAATACTGGGACAAAGTCTGCGGCGACGATCTGCCTGCCGGCGTGGACTACTGCGTGTTTGATGCCGCAGTAAACAGCGGCCCGGGCCGGGCGGTTAAGTGGCTCCAGCAATCACTGGGCACAACGCAAGATGGCGCCCTTGGCCCCAAAACATTGGCTGCGGCTAAGGCTGCTGACCCCCAACTGCTGGTGGTGGGGTATAACGCGGTGCGCCTCGCATTCTTGCAAGACTTGCCCACTTGGAAAGTGTTTGGCCGAGGCTGGGGCCGCCGCGTGGCAGAGGTCAACCAAGACGCCGCCACAATGACAGCATAAGGGGGCACCATGCCACTCAAGAAACTTCAGCTACGCTCCGGGGTCAACCGAGAAAACACTCGCTACACCACCGAAGGCGGCTGGTATGACTGCGACAAAATCCGCTTTCGCCAAGGCACGCCTGAGAAGATCGGCGGCTGGGAGCGCATCTCAGCAAGCACTTTTCTGGGCGTATGTCGTAGCTTGTGGAACTGGGTGACGCTGGCAAACCTGAACCTGCTGGGTGTGGGCACAACCCTCAAGTTTTACATTGAGTCCGGCGGAGACTATTACGACATCACACCTATCCGCGCTACAGTCACGCTGAACAACCCTTTTACGGCTACGCTCAGTTCTTCTGTCATCACCGTTGCGCACACGGCGCATGGGTGTGTGACCGGCGATTATGTAACCTTCAGCGGGGCGGTGGGGCTAGGCGGCAATATCAGTGCCGCGGTGCTGAACCAGCAGTATCAAGTCACGGTTATCAGCGTAAATAGCTACACCATTACCGTAGCGGCCACAGCAAATGCCACGGACGTGGCAGGCTCTCCCGGCGGCGGTGCCGCGGTGTCCGCGGCTTACCAGATCAACACAGGCCCGGCATTTAGCGTGCCCCTCACCGGCTGGGGCTCAGGCCCATGGGGCAGTGGATCGTGGGGCGTCACGGTATCGTTCGATAGCCTGCGGTTGTGGAGCCAAAAAAACTTTGGCGAAGACCTGATCTTCAACCCGCGCGGTGGCGGCATTTATTATTGGGACGCATCGAGCGGCCTCACCACGCGCGCTATGGCGCTGTCGTCCATGACTGGCGCCTCGAATGTGCCGACCCAAGCCAACTTCATATTCGTGTCGGACATCAGCCGGTTTGTGTTTGCGTTTGGCACCACGGATTATCTATCTGCTACCTACGACCCGATGCTGATTCGCTGGTCGGATCAGGAAAGCGCGGTGAATTGGACACCCTCAGCTACCAACCAAGCCGGCAGTGTGCGTTTGTCGCATGGGTCAGAGATTGCCTCATGCCTGCAAACCCGGCAGGAAATTCTGGTGTGGACTGACTCCGCGCTCTATGCGCTGCAATATCTGGGGGCGCCGGATGTGTGGGGAACCCAGCTTATGAGCGACAATCTGTCCTTGGCGGGGCCCAACGCAAACGCGGTTGCCAGTGGCGTAGTGTATGGGATGGGCGGCGATAAGTTTTACAAATACAACGGGCGCGTTGAGACTTTGCGATGCGACCTCAAACAGTTTGTGTTTAGCGACTTTAACTCCGCCCAGCGTGGCCAAGTGTTTGCCGGCACCAACGAAGGCTTCAATGAAGTCTGGTGGTTTTATTGCAGTGCCAACTCCACAACAGTGGATCGGTATGTGGTGTACAACTACGTTGAAGACGTGTGGTATTACGGCACCATGGCACGCACCGCATGGATCGACAGCGGATTGCGGGTATACCCAATAGCGGCGACGTATTTGAACAATCTGGTCAATCACGAGTCTGGGGTGGACGACAACGCCACCGGCGTGCCGGCACCTATCAATGCCTACATCACCTCGTCTGAGTTTGACATCGACGACGGGCACAACTTCTCGTTCATATACCGCATGCTGCCGGATGTGACATTCCGTGGGTCTACCGCGGCGAACCCCAGCGCCACCATGTATCTGCTCCCGCTGGCCAACTCCGGCTCGGGCTACAACAGCCCGGCCTCTGTGGGCGGCAGTAATTCTGCGGCGGTAACACGGGTTGCCACAATCCCGGTGGAGCAGTTCACAGGGCAGGTTTATACGCGCGTGCGCGGGCGGCAGATGTCGATCAAAATGGAAAGCACCGGGTTGGGCGTGCAGTGGCAGCTCGGCGCCCCGCGAATCGATTTGCGTCCTGACGGCAGGCGGTAAACATGGCCCTCGTAGACGCCCGCATGCCCGCTGTGCCCAGCCTGCCGTTGGGCCCGGTGCAATATGAAAAGCAGTTTGTAGATCAGTTTGCAAACGTTCTGCGGCTATATTTCAACCAGCTTAATCACGTAGTGGGGCAACTCGTGGCAAACCAAGGCCCATACCAAGTAGGCTTATACGGCGGAGCCGTCGATGCGTTTGGCCGTGCTCGCATGAGCGAGCCGTTCACGCTGTTTGACAGCCAGAACAGGTTTGCCGCTGACGACCAATTCGACACCGCCACCGCCACAGGCGGCAGCACAACCTATCAGGCGAATGAAAGCACGGTTGATCTGGGCGTTACCACGAGCTCGGGCAGCGAGGTAGTGCGGCAGTCTTATCGGTCCATGCCCTATCAGCCGGGCAAGAGCTTGCAGGTCTTGGCGACGTTCGTGATGAACGAAGGCAAGGAAAACCTGCGGCAGCGGGTGGGCTACTTCAACACCGAGAACGGCGTGTTCTTCCAGCAAAACGGCACGACAAAATCGTTTGTGCTGCGCACCTACACTGGCGGCAGCGCGAGCGATGCCCGTACGGTGAACCAAGCAGACTGGAACGGCGACAAGCTGGACGGGACGGGGGATAGCACGCTGACGCTGGATGTGACCAAAGCCCAAATCTTTTTTGCCGACTTTGAGTGGCTGGGCGTGGGCAGCGTGCGGTGCGGGTTTGTCATCAACGGGCAGTTTATTATCTGCCACACGTTCAACAACGCAAACGACCTCGACAAGGTTTACATGACCACGGCAATTCTACCGGTCAGGTATGAGATCACCAACACCGGGGCCACGGCAACTGCCTCAACCATGAAGCAGATTTGCTCCACGGTGATCTCCGAGGGCGGCTACCAACAACAGGTCAAGCAGCAGATCGCACGGCGCACTACGGCTTTGGCCTCTATTGGCACCACACTGCTGCCGCTGGTGTCTATCCGGCTTAAAAGCACCAAGCTGGGCGCAGTTGTGTTGCCACAGCTGGTGTCTGTCTTCCCGACAAGTGCGGGCAATTATGAAATCCAGCTCGTCAAAAATACCACCCTGACTGGTGCTTCGTGGGTGACAAGCGGGTTTAACAACGTCGAATACGACATCACCGCCACCGCCATGAGCAGCGGCACCACGGTGCAAGTGGATTACGCCTCCGCCACC